TAGGTAGAGGCGATAATACTCAAGTTAAGACAGTTGTTAAATGGAATCAAATAGCAGATAAGCCAGGAACTTCTTCATATGCTGCTGATAGAAACTCTAGATTTGATGAACTACATGTAGTAGTTTATGATGAAACTGGTACTATCACTGGTAATGCAGGTTCAGTTTTAGAGAAATTTACAAATGTATCTAAAGCAAAAGATGCACAGTTCTCTGCTGGTTCATCTTCTTACTGGAGAAAAGTCATTGAAGTAGGTTCTAACAACCTATTTGCTGGTGGTGCTCCTGCTGGTATTACTACCACTGGATTCTCTAATGATAAGTGGGATGTATTTGGAGATGGTGGATGGGATCAAGATACTGAGAATATTACTTTCAGTTCTATTGGTAACTATGTTGCTACTCTTTCAGGTGGTTTAGATTATAATGGTGGAACAGAGATCACTGCAAGCAATTCACTAAAACTTGATATTGGTGCTCTTTCAGAAGCATACGATTATCTTCGTAACCCAGAAGAAATTGATGTTGACTTCTTACTATTAGGTTCTGCTAATCATGGTAAGAATGAAACACAGGCATTATCAAACAAATTGATCGAGATTGCAGAGTTTAGGAAAGATGCAATTGCATTCTTATCACCTTGGCGTGGTTGTTTCCTAAGTCCATCAGGATCTGGTGAGTCACTACAATTAAAACCTGACACTGTAACTGATAATATAGTCAGCTACTACTCACCAATCACATCTAGTTCTTATGCGGTTCTAGATAGTGGTTACAAGTACATGTATGATAGGTTCAACCAACAGTTCAGATATGTTGCCATGAATGGTGATATTGCTGGAACATGTGCTAGAAACGATATTAATAACTTCCCTTGGTTCTCACCAGGCGGAACTGCAAGAGGTGCGATTCTAAATGCTGTTAAACTAGCATACACACCTAACAAGGTGCATAGAGACAAACTGTACTCTAACAGAATTAACCCAATCATTACATCACCTGGAGCAGGTATTATTCTCTTCGGTGATAAGACTGGATTAGGTAGGTCTTCAGCCTTTGATCGTATCAATGTTCGTAGATTGTTTATCTTCTTAGAAAAAGCAATCGCTGCTGCTGCTAAGGACATATTATTTGAGTTCAACGATGAAATTACTAGAATTAACTTCATCAATATTGTTGAACCATTCCTCCGTGATGTACAGTCCAAGCGAGGTATTCAAGACTTCATCGTTATCTGCGATGAGACAAACAACACTCCTGCTATTATAGATAGCAATGAGTTCGTTGCTGATGTTTACATCAAACCAGCAAGATCTATTAACTTTATTGGTCTAACATTTGTTGCAACACGCACAGGTGTTTCCTTCGATGAAGTTATCGGTAAGGTCTAATTAATTAACACACCTTAGGTAAAAGACTAATGGCAATCAATTCCGCAAACCCACCAAAGACCTCGGAAAGGACTATTGATAAGTTCAAGTCCAGGTTAACTGGTGGTATTGCAAGACCTAATCTGTTTGAGGTAGTTCTTGCATTCCCAGATGGGACAGTAGATGAGTCTGTAAGTGACATAGATCCTAAGACAAGATTCCTTGTCAAGGCTGCTGCACTTCCTGCATCAAATATTGCTCCAATCAGTGTTCCTTTTAGAGGAAGACAACTTAAGATTGCAGGAGACAGGACATTCGATGAATGGACAATTACTGTAATTAACGACACAGATTTTGCTATCAGAGGTTCCTTTGAGAGATGGATGAACTCCATATCCAAAGTATCTGATAACGCAGGTAATATTAATCCTGAAGATTACACTAAAGATGCATATGTATACCAGCTCGGAAGATCTGGTGTTGATGCAGGATCTCAGTCTTCTCAACAGAATATGCCTATACTTAGAACTTATAAGTTCTATAGCGTATTCCCAACTAATGTTTCTCAGATTGATCTCTCATATGACTCATCAGATGCAGTCGAAGAGTTCACTGTAACACTACAAGTTCAGTGGTGGGAAGCAGATGGACAAGGTGGTACTGTAGGATAACCTTTTGTGCCATACTAAATAGAAAGGTATCAAGGTATCTTTCTATAAAATGGCACGGTTGTTTGGATTCTCTATTGAAGATAAAGACGATTTACCTAAGGGTGTTGTATCCCCCATTCCGCAAACAGGCGAGGATGGGGTTGATTATTATATACAGTCTGGTTTCTCTAGTCAAGTTATAGATCTTGAAGGGATCTATAAAAATGAACATGCTGCGATAAAGAAGTATAGAGAAATGGCATTACATCCTGAAGTGGATAATGCTATAGAAGATATTGTTAATGAAGCAATTGTATCTGATACAAACGATTCACCAATAGAAATAGATCTAGATAATCTTAATGCATCTGATGGTATCAAAGATAAGATTAGAGTAGAGTTTAAACATATTAAGGATCTGTTAGATTTTGATTCTAAAGCACATGAGATCTTTAGAAACTGGTATGTTGATGGAAGAATATATTACAATAAAGTAATTGATTTAAAATCACCGCAAGATGGTATACAAGAGTTGAGATACATTGACGCAATGAAAATGCGTTATGTAAGAAAAGAACAAAAAAAGAAGAATGATGGATCACAGGGAAATGTATTTAATACATCAACAACCCATGAGTCTGAAAGAGTATATTTTCCAAAGATAGAAGAGTATTTCATGTATACTCCTGAACCACGCTATCCCACTAACATGGCAATGGGTGGTGCAGGTACTACAATGTCGGGGGTTAAACTTGCAAAAGATTCGATTACATATTGCACTTCTGGTCTTGTTGATAGGAATAAGGGTACATGCTTATCGTATCTCCAAAAAGCAATTAAGTCACTCAATCAACTTAGAATGATTGAGGATAGTCTTGTTATATACAGACTATCTCGTGCTCCAGAAAGAAGAATATTCTACATTGATGTAGGTAATCTTCCAAAGATTAAAGCGGAGCAATACCTAAGAGATGTAATGTCTCGTTACAGAAATAAACTAGTATATGATTCAGGAACAGGAGAAGTTAGAGATGACAAAAAATACATGTCCATGCTTGAAGACTTCTGGTTACCCAGAAGAGAAGGTGGTAGAGGCACAGAAATTACAACACTCCCAGGTGGACAGAACCTTGGGGAGTTGGCTGACATTGAGTATTTCCAATCTAAGTTGTACAGATCTTTGGGAGTACCTGAATCTAGAATCGCTGGATCTGGGGATGGATTTAATCTTGGTCGTAGCTCAGAGATTCTAAGGGATGAACTTAAGTTTAGCAAATGGGTAGGTAGACTGCGTAAGAGGTTTAGTAAGATTTTCTTAGATATGCTAAGAACTCAGTTGTTACTTAAGAATATAGTTACTCCAGAAGATTGGGAAGTAATGTCTGAGCATATCCAGTTCGACTTTATTTACGATAATCATTTTGCAGAACTCAAAGATAAGGAATTAATGGAAGGTCGTTTAGGTCTTCTTGGTATGGTAGAACCTTATGTTGGTAGATACTATTCTACAGAATATGTAAGGAGAAATGTACTAAGACAGAAGGATGCTGAGATTGTAGAAATAGATGAGCAAATTGAAAAAGAGATTGCTAATGGTGTTTTACCTGATCCAAATCAACAGATGTTAGAGATGGAGCAGGGTGCTTTTGGTGATCCAATGGCAGGTATGGAAGATCCTGCTGCAGCTCTTGGAGAGTTACCACCTACACCTCAACCGCAGAAAATGCCTAGGGACAACGAAGGAGAGATATAAATAACTTTATCAGTATATTATACCATGATGGAAGAACTCGTCAATATGATTGCGACGGATGCGTCTGCTGCAGATGTTAGTGATCAAATAAAAGATATCCTCTATGCTAAATCAGCAAAGAAGATCGATGAACTAAGACCTGTTGCATCAGGAAATCTTTTTGGTGCAGAAGCAGATTCTGAGGTGGAAACTGAAGTAGAAACTCAACCTGAAGAAGAAACCAATGACTAGACTATTACCTTTAGGCGAAAAAGCAGCTTTGGCAACAGGTAGTGGTAATGCTACTACTGTTGGTAATGCTACTGTAGTAAGAGTACTATCTAATGGTGGTGCTGCTCTTGTTTTTAGAACAGATTCTGATGATAATGTTATTGGATCATTTACTACAGTAAATGGTACAGCAGATTTGGTTGAGAAGAATGCATCAGATAAGATCTATGTTACAGGTAATGCTGTCGAGGTCTCCAAAGTAGGATTTACAAATTAAACCGATGAAGTTAATCACAGAACAGATTGATGATGTAGAAGTTATCGTTGAAAATCGCAACGGTAAAAAATCTATGTTTATCGAGGGTATCTTCCTCCAAGGAGATATTCAAAACCGCAATGGTCGTATGTATCCAATGGACACTCTTCGCAGAGAAGTTCAAAGATACAATGAAAGTTTTGTGGATTCTGGTCGTGCAGTTGGAGAACTCGGTCATCCTGAGGGACCAACAGTAA